CCGCCATCGCCCAGGCCGCCCACGACTACGTCATGCTCTTCGCCTGAGCTTCTGAATCGAGAGGAGGATGTTTATGACTCGCGCATACAAGATTACCCGTCTGCCCGATGGCTACTGCAAGGTGGCCATCGCCGCCTGGAAGGCGCTCAGCGACCGGGAGCTCTTTGAAATCGAGGGAAAGCTGGTGTTTACCGACGACCTCGAGGCTTACCTGGAAGGCGGCGACCGCACCGCCTTCTGCGCCGACGAGTTCGACTCCCACGCCGTCTTCGAGAAATGGCTGCTGAACGCGGTGGCCGAGTGGTGCCGGAACGATCCCCTGATGGTCGACAGCCTCGACCAGTACCTCTGACCCGCCTGACGATGGCTCTCTGGCAGGAGCCGAAACCCCCGCAAGGGGTCGCGGGAGCCACAGCTTCCAAATGAGAAGGAGGTCTTATCATGAACCAGAACGATATCAACCGCGCCTTCACCGAGAAGGTTGCCGAACTGCTGAGCCGGAGCTATCAAATTTACCCCGGCACCATGGGCGGCTCGCAGGGCGAAATCGCCCATGTCGACCTGTACAAAGACGATGAAATCATCCGCGTGCTGCTCGACCGCAGCGCCGGGTTCGGCGAAAAGCCCGATGGCGTCCGGCTCATCGTTGGCCGGAATACCGACCGCATCCGCATGAACTGCTTCGATACGCTGGGCAACACCATCTGGAACAATCGCCTGGAGATTCTCTCCGAAATCGAGTTCTGCCAGATTGGCGAGAACTACTACACCGACGCGGAGACCGGCAAGTCTATTCAGGAAAAACGCCGCGCGCGCTGGGAATCGCGGCACGAGAGCGTTCGCCGCGAATTGCCCGACGCTTTCAAATGCGCAGCGCTGAAGTACGTCCAGCGCCAGCCGCGGATGAAGAGCTGCAAGCTCTCGGACGTTACCCGTGTGACCCGCGTCAACCGCAGCAGCTGGGGCGAGGTTACGCCCGAGCTCTACGGCTACGAAATCGAGGTGCGAGGGAAAACCTTCCGGCTGCTGGCCCCCCGCAACGACTGACGCTTTGAAATGGAGGAGGATGCACCATGACGAATCCGGGGTTTGACCTTCCGGCGTTCCTGCTGGACAAGCTCTACGACAACACGGACTGGGACGACGGCTGGACACTTTCGGACGCCATCGCTCTGGCCGAGGACATTCGCAGGTACGACGGGCTCGATTGCGACCCGCAGGAAATCTATGAAATCATGCGGGAGTTCCACGAACAGGATGCGGAGGACGAAGATTGACCCGCCTGACGATGGCTGGGAGGGGCCCAGCCGAAACGCACTCCGACAACTCGGCGGGGCGCGTCGCGGGGAACCCGCAGGAGCCATGCTCCCGAATACGATGGGAGGTTATCACCATGAAGAAAACCGATATCCGAGATCAGTTCCCCAAGGGGATGCGCGTCACGCTCGTCAACGTCGCCATCGAACGCCATCGCGAACGCTACTGCGGCCGCACCGGCGTCGTGGTGAAAGCAGTGAAATCAACGAACACCGTGTGGATCGAATTTCCTGACGGTGACCGCTACGGCGCGTACCCGGAAAACGTTCGTCCCGCCTGACGATGGCTCTCTGGCAGGAGCCGAAACGCGCCGATGGAACCGGCATTGCCGGGGCGCGTCGCGGGAGCCACAGCTTCCAAATACGCATCGGGAGGATGAAAAAAATGACCGGCAAAATAACCAACACTACGTTTACGCCGCAGGAATATCTCCTGAATGGGCGCAGAGCCTTTTCCGTCTGGGCGGTTATCGAGAATTGGGCCGCGGACGAGGAGGGCGGACACAACGAACTGCTGTATGGAAGTAGAGAGGACGCTGCCCGCGTTTTCCAGTCTCAATTGTCCGTCGAAGCCAACGAGGGCTGCATCGCAAACTGGAGCAGTCGCAAAGATTTTTGCTTTGAACGCAGCACATCCAGCTATGAGTGCTGGCTGGACGGAGATTACAATGGCAATCACTACGAAATCGTTCTGGAGGAAAAGCCTGTGATTCTGGGTGACGCCACCCAATGCGATGCACAATCAGGGAAGAACGAACGTCCGTGATTACAAGCCAGCAGCAAGTCAAAAAATCTTTGAAATGGAGATGCGCCCATGCGCAGAGCCATGCTCTCAAATAGACAACGGGGGAGGAATGTATATGATCATCATTCGCACCGACGCCCAGTCCAACCGCAAGGCGCTGGCTGGAGCGCTGTCCGAACTGCTTCACGAAAAGCCGCGCTACTGCGGCGCGCCCACCTTCGCTTACGAATTCGGCGTCGGCCTTCTGGCGCGCGACGCTTCGCTTCGCCTGGTTCCGTCGCTGAACGAAACGGCGGTGGAGCGGCTGGCGGCGACGCTGGCCGAGCGGGGATTTTCCTGCGCCGTCGAAACGGTAAGCTCCGAAATAGAGACGGAGGATAACGCGCCCGGCGAGGTTACGCAGGAGGAATCAGCGCTTCCCGATGACCGTTTCACCGTAACCATCCCGGCGGACAGGTTTTCGCCCGGCGCGCTTGCGCGACTTCGGAATCTGATCGCTTCCCGGCGCAGGCTCTTCTGCGATGCGCTGAACGCGGCGGAATTGCCCATGCTGGAGAGAGACGATCAGATTGCCTTTCCCTGGTTCGAACGGACTGATGACGAAGAGGAACGAGCCGCCTACACGCTTTTCATCGAGCGGCTGGCGGAGCTTTCGAATCGCCTGAAGTGGGCGGCTTCCGCCGAAAAGGACGCGCCCAACGAGAAGTACGCCATGCGCTGTTTTCTGCTGCGGCTGGGGTTCATCGGCGCGGAGTACAAGCGCACCCTCGCCATATTGCTTCGAAATCTGCAGGGCAGCAGCGCCTTCCGCAACGGAGGCAAGCCCTGCCAAACCGAAACGGAGGAACGCCCATGAGGAGAACCATCCGAAAGACCTTCCTGCTGGAAGGCGAGACCGTTACCATGCGCTATGTGAAGCAGCTCTGCGGCGAGGAACGTTACCGCCGAATGATCGAGGACGCGAAGGAGAAATTCTTCGCGGATCCCACTGCCGAGCTGTGCTATCCCACGCCGAAGGGCTGGCTGACCATCTGGTTTCAGCTGGCCTGACGCTCTGAAATAGAGACGCGCTTTATCGTTCCCACGGCATGTAGGGCTTTGTGAAATGCCCGCCGGCGGCGACTTCGTTGTAGTCCGCCTCGCGCAGTCCCAGAAAGGAAATGATTCCGGCGGGCGTCAGGTCGAATCGCTCCTGAATCCAGCGGGTGATCTGCGCTTCCGGCAATTGTCCGGTACCGAAGCAGTCTACTGCAACGGACACGGGCTCCGCTCTGCCGATGGCATAGGCCAGCTGCACCTCGCAGCGCCCTGCGAATCCGGCGTGCACGATGTCCTTCGCGATTTTCCGCGCCATGTACGCGCCGCTGCGGTCAACCTTCGTGGGGTCTTTTCCGCTGAACGCGCCGCCGCCGTGGCGGCACATTCCGCCGTAGGTATCGGCGATGATCTTTCTGCCCGTCAGCCCTGTGTCTGCAAACGAGCCGCCGGTCACGAATCTGCCGGTGGGATTGATCAATACACGGAAATCCGCATTCAGACGATGCGCCTGGGCGGTCTGCTCCATGACGCTGCGCACAGCCTCGCGCACGTCTTTCAAATCCGCATCGGCGATATGCTGCGTGCTGATGAGGAACGTATCGATGCGCTCCCGGTCGTAATCATAGGTGACCTGGCACTTTGCGTCGGGCAGAAGCAGCGGGCTTTTCAGTCCAGCGAGCCGTTCCAGCGCGTCGCACGCCAGCACATAGGGAATCGGCAGCATCTGCGGCGTTTCATCGGTGGCGTAACCGAACATCATCCCCTGATCGCCCGCGCCGTCCGCATCCACGCCCAGCGCGATGTCCGGGCTCTGCTGCGAAATCAGCGCGGTCACGCGGTACTGATCGACGCCGGGCAGGCCGATGCGCCGCAGCACGCCGCGGGCCAGCGCTTTGAAATCGGGACGGTGTGCGGAGGTGATTTCGCCTGCGATGATGATCTCATAATCCTTGATCAGGCACTCCGCCGCCACACGGCTGTTCTTATCGTGCCGCAGGCAGTCGGTAACGATTGCGTCCGAAATCTGATCGCAGATCTTATCGGGATGCCCGGCGGATACCTGTTCGCTGGTACACAGCATCTTTGTCCCTCCTCAAAGGAAGAGCCCCTGCGGGAATGCTCCCGCAAGGGCTCCAGAGTTCAATGAATCTATTATAAAGTATATCAGATTATTTTCTGCACGCAAGTGAACTGGTGTGAACTAATGTGAATTCGCGTGCAGTCTTTTTCAAATTTTTTCGTTCCCGCGGCAGCGCAAGGCTTCCGGGGATGAGACCGATCGCGTTTGGCCCGCCGCTCCCGCGGCGATGGGGAATGCCGTCTGCAATTGCCTTCACGCCAGCCCCTCCTCGCACATCAGCTTCTCGACCACTTCCACGGCGCGGTCGTGCCTGTTCAGCGTCCACCGGCGGCTGTAGTGAAGGTCTGCGGCGATCTGGTCCCACGGCAGGAAGCAAAGGTAACGCTTCTCCAGAATCAGCCTGTAGCTCTCATTGCGCACCTTGTCGATCAGCGCGGCGATGTTCATTTTGAGGGCGACCAGTTCGTCAATCTGACGGTTGATCTGCTCCTCCGCCTCCATCAGCCGAATGATCGTATCCTCCAGCGAAGAGACGTTGCGTGTGTGCGATACGGGCTCGCCGTCACAGGAAGCCGTCACCTTCTGCGTCAGTGAACGGAGGCTCTCGATCTGCTGGAGCTTGCTGTTGATCCTCTGATCCAGCCGATACGCCTGTCCGAGATATTCCTTCGCGTTCAAGCGCCCACCTCCCTGCGCAGCTCTCCAATCAGCCCGCGTCCGTCCAGATCGCACAGCGTTTCGAACCATGGGGAACGGAAGAACCGTTCCAGCATCCGCCGCTGATCCTCCAGCGCGAGATCCCCCGGCCTGCGCTTCAGCCGCCTGAGTGTTTTCCGATAGTCGTCCGCCGCCTGAACGACGACGGCGCCGGCGAGATTCTCCCAGCGCTCCCGCTCCGTGTCCGCTTGCCGGATGATCATTCTGACACCTCCATCTGCGCTCGAACCGCGTCGATCAGCGCGGTCTGCGTCCTGTCCTTTCGTTTCAATGCGTCCATGATCTGCTCGTCTATGGTTCCCTCAGCGACAATGTGGCGGATAACCACCGTCTGCGCCTTCTGCCCCTGCCGCCAGAGCCGGGCGTTGGTCTGCTGGTACAGCTCCAGCGACCAGGTCAGACCGAACCATACGACGGCGCTGCCGCCGCCCTGAAGGTTCAGTCCGTGCCCGGCAGAGACGGGGTGGATCAGTGCCACTGGGATCTCGCCGCTGTTCCATCTGCGGATGCTGTCGGAGGTATCCAGACGGGAGAACGGGATGTGCAGCCTGTGCAGCCGCTCTGAAATGCGGGCGAGATCGTGCTTGAACCAGTACGCCACCAGCACCGGTCTGCCGTTTGCCGCTTCGATGAGATCCTCCAGTGCGTCCAGCTTGCGGTCGTGAATCTGAACGATCCCGCCGCCGTCGTCGTAGATGGCGCCGTTGGCCATCTGGGACAGCTTGCCGGAGAGGGACGCGGCGTTGGCGGCGGTAATCTCGGCGTCTCCCAGGGACAGCGTCAGTTCCCGCTTCAATTCGCTGTATTTCCGCTTCTCCTCCTCCGAGAGCCGGACGGGATATTCGCTGCTGACCAGCTCCGGCATTTTCAGGTGATCGACCGCCTTCATGGAAATGGCGACGTCGGAAATCTGCCTGTAAATGGCTTCCTCCGCATGGGGCAGCGGCTTGTAGCTGTATACGACCTGCCCGCTGCGCCTGTCCGGCTGAAAGTAGTCGGCGCGGTATCGGGTGATGAACCGTCCCAGCCGTCTGCCCATGTCCAGGATGCGGAACTCCGTCCACAGATCCATCAGGCCGTTGGAGGCGGGCGTGCCGGTCAGCCCCACGATGCGCTTTACCTTGGGTCTGACCTTCAGCAGTGACCGGAACCGCCGGGTGTTGTGGTTCTTGAAGGAGGACAGCTCATCGATGACCACCATGTCGTAGTCGAAGGGAACGCCGCTGTCCTCAATCAGCCACTGGACGTTCTCGCGGTTGATGATGTAAATGTCAGCCTTGCGCATCAGTGCGGCTTTGCGTTCCGCCTCGGCGCCGACAGCCACGGAGCAGATGAGGTTCTGCAGGTGATCCCACTTATCCGCTTCAGTCGTCCATGTGTCCCGTGCGACTCTGAGGGGCCCGATGATCAGGATGCGGTGAATCTCAAAGCTGTCGAACAGCAGATTGGCGATGGCGGTCAGCGTGATCACCGTTTTCCCAAGTCCCATATCGAGGAAAACAGCAGAAATGGGATGGCTTTCGATATACTCGATTGCGTATTTCTGGTAATCGTGCGGTATGAACTTCATTCGGCGCCATCTCCTTCCATTTTAGAAATTTCATCCAGCATTCCTCCGATCTGCCCCGGGTCATCCAGGACATACACTCTGAAGCCCAGCCGCCGAAGCATCTCGTGTCTGGCTGTCTGCAGCGGTCTCGGCTTTTTGCCGGGCGCCTTGACCTCTACAAAAGCCATGCGCCCCTTTGGCAGAAGCACGATGCGGTCGGGCACGCCGTCAAGGCCGGGGCTGACCCACTTGGGGCACAGGCCATGGCATTTGCGGACGGCGGCCACCAGCCGCTGTTCAATCTGTCTCTCTCGCATTATGCGTTCCTCCTGGGGTCGCTGACGGTAAACAGCGCGTCGGCCGCCTGGGCGAAGCTGGCGAGGGGCTTGCCGCGGCACAGATAGCACCAGCGGTTTTTGTGCCACACGGCGTAGCGCCCGCTGCCATCCCGCCGGATCTGGCACAGGGGACCGTTTCGCAGCTTTTTCTGCCAGCGGGTGGCGTTCATGCCGCCCCAGGCCTGCGACCACCGGCCGTGGACGAAGCTCTGCCTGCGCTTTGCCCGGTTCCGCGCTTCGCGCTCACGCGCCACAGCGCCCAGCTCGTCCCCGGACATCACGCCGTCGCACAGGCATCCCACGGCGATGGTACCCGCCACGCCGGGGTGACGCATATGGTGCAGGAACCGCACGCGGGAACAGCCGCAGAGTTCGCACGTCGTATCTGGATCCCCGCCGTCCTCGATCTGCTCGCAAAACCACCCTTCCGTGGGGAGTCCCAGCTGCTGAAGGGTTTTCAGGCACCGCGCCTGATAAATCGTATCTGCCACGCGTTCTTTCCGATTTTTCATTTTCTGTACCTCCCGGATGTTCAGTCACGCGCTGGTCAAGTCAAGTCGTGCCGCCAGGTCGGTAAGGGGGGATTTATCCCCTTACCTGCCTGGCTAACTGCTTGACTCCCGTTGCAGCCACACACACACACATTTCCTTATAAGACCCGTTGTGGTTTTGGCAACAGCAACAAGGGGACGTTTTTCCTTTGTGTGTGGAAATGACTGTCAAACCACAAGGGGCGATTTTTTCCCCTTGTTGCTGTGGATGGCAGTCTCAGATGACAATGCCCGTGGCTGTGATTTCTCGGGCGCCGCGCCCTGTGGATCGTATCTGCCACGCGCTCTTTCTGATTTTTCATTTTCTGTCCCTCCCGGATTCGTCGTCTTCGGCGCTGGTCAAGGAGAGCCGTGACGGAGAATCCGGTAAGGGGGATTTATCCCCTTACCCGATTCCCATCACTGCTTGACGTCCTTTTTTGCAAACTTGCAGATTCCTTTATATAGTCGAACAAGTGCAAATTTGCATTTGCAAAGGGTGGTTTTTCCTTTGCGTGCGGCTTTGCCATTTTCGCATTTTTGGAAGAAATCGCCCTTTGATGTGCAAGATTGCAGGCGCATTTTACGGGCTTTGCGGCTTGCCCGAAAGCGGCGGGCGCTCCTGTACAAGACCCCGGTAGACCATGTAATCGCCGTCAAACTCCTTGAGGTAGCGGCGCATGGTATCCTGGGACACTCCGGCCAGATCAGCCAGCACCCGGATGGTAATCGGTTCGTTTTTAGGCGCAGCCTCAAAGGCTTCGTCCAGACGGCGCCTGCGGATTTCGGGGGTGGTACGTTTAGGGCTCGCGTCCAGATTCCCCAGAGGGCTTCCTTCCGGGCGGTACGCCGCCAGCGCGCCCTCCGTGTCCACCGGGTGGAGCGGATAGTCGAAATAGAAGTTGACCGGCGGGATCGGCGGGAACTCCCGCAGAGACGCTTCCAGACGCCACGCTGATCTGCTCGTATCGAACTGCTCAATTTCTATGATCTCGCCGTCCCCGGTTTCCGTCTCCGCTTCCTTAAACAGCGGCTTCTTCAGCTCGATGACGTCCAGCTGCGCATCCGGGTCCCGGGCGAACACGCCGCTGCCGCTGGCCCGGTCCATGGCCTTTTTGCCGCCCTGGGCCCCTTTGCTGTGGTGGTGGCAGTAGATGGCCGACGCGCCCAGCTCGGTGCAGATCTTATCAAACTGGTTGCAGAACGCTCCCATATCGCTGGCGTTGTTTTCGTCGCCGGTGATGACCTTGTAGATCGGGTCGATGATGACGGCGGAAAACTGCTCGTCCTTCATGCGCCGGATCAGAATGGGAACCAGCCTGTCCAGCGGCAGGGCGTGGCCGCGCAGGTTCCAGATCACGATGTTCTCGCTGTGGGGCGATGCGATATCCAGCCTGTCATAGATCGTGAGGAAACGGTCGATGCAGGACGCGGGGTCGATCTCCAGATTCACGTACAGCACCCTGCCCTGCACGCAGCCGAAGCCCAGCCATGCGCTTCCCTCGGCGATAGCGACGGCCAGCTCGATCAGCAGGAAGCTCTTGCCCGCCTTGCTGGGGCCGGCGATGAGCATCTTGTGTCCCCGGCGCAGCACGCCGCGAATCAGCTCGGGCGGCTTGGGCGGCGGCGTTTCCACGTCGCACAGCCGAACCGGCTCCGGCAGCAGGGCGAGATCCTCGGCGTATTCCAGCCACTCGCCCCATGTGCGCTTGCCGATATTCACAGCCAGCAGCGTCTGCACCGTCCCGTCGCGCACCGCGCCGGGCATCCGGCTCAGGCGGGAGGGGTTCTTGTTGGCGTTGTCTACGGAGAAGCCGTGCAGCTCCAGAAAGCGGAACAGGTAATTGACCCGGCGGCGGTACTCCCGTTCGTCGGGCGCGTCGATGCGCACGACGGCGTGCATGCTTTTCCCGGCCGAATCCACCAGCGCGGCGATGGGCAGCTCGTATTTCCGGTAGACGCGCTCCTGTTCTTCTTTGGGCAGTTCGTCCGATTCAACGAGCGCGTACCGGTAGGCAGACACGTTACCGTCGGACTGGCCCCTGCCGTCCAGCGGATTGATGCGGATCCATGCGCCGCAGCCGGCCTGGTAGGACCCGATGACCGCGTCGATGTCGTCTTCTTTGCGCAGGCGGGCGATGAACTCCGACGCCTTCATGGCCAGGTTGGTATTGACGGGCCTGAGCTTGCCGTGGCTGTCGGGCGCCGCCTGCGTGACGAACCCGACCAGGTCGCCGGGGCTGAACAGCGTCTCCAGATAGCGAATCAGCATCTCGCGGGGCGCAAGTTCCACAGTATCCTCAAAATCGGTGAAGGCGGAGACCCAGCCGTTCTTTCGCGCCATGGCGCGGATGGTGCGCAGGGTCACGGGATGCTCTGAGCCCTTGAACGTGGCCCAGCGACGTTCGCAGTCGCCCTCCACATAGCGCTGATCGTCTTTCGACCATTCGTCCCATACGGAGCACTCGTACCCTGCGTCCTTGAGCGCCATGCCGACGCCGAGCCATTCCGCATAGGTGCAGTCCCGCACGGGGATGCAGCTGAGTGCAGACAGGATTTCATCCACGGGCGTATTCCTCCATGTTCTCATCAAAATAGCGGACGGGCATGCCGCGCGCCCCGGCTCTGGCGATCTCGCCTTCCATGCCAGGCGAGATACGGTCGCCGAAGACCCACAGCTCCGCGCACTTCGTCAGCAGCACCTGCCCCATGAACAGCCCCAGCCGACGCTCTGCTGGGTTTTTGTCGTTCAGAAACTGGGGAAACAGCAGGTGCGGCGCGATGGGAATATACCCTCTGTCCACGGCGAAGCGGCTGTATTTCCGGGCGGCGGAGACGTTCTTTTTCACTTCGCCGGCATAGGGGGAGCAGATGAACACGATGGGGCGAAAGGCTCGCAGCGCCTTTTCCTCTTTCTCGATGGCGCTCAGCGCCTCGTATGCGGTGGGGTCGTAATACCCCTCGCCGTTGAATTTATTCACGCTCATCTGCACCGCCCCCGCCGCTTTTTTCCATCACAGGCAGGATCCCGTCCGCTTTCATGAGCGCATAGAGGAAGAGCCGGCCTTTCTGCGTCCAATAAGTATGCACTTTGGTGTGCGTCTCTCCGTCGGTTCCGGGATAGCTGTGGGTCCTGGTGCTCGTGTAGCCCTTTTCGGCGTACTTCTGATACAGCAGCCAGAGATCGCCGCTTTTGAACTGCACGCCCTTTTCGTGCAGATAGCGGTTGAGCCAGATGGCGGACTTGCCGTAATCTTTGGCGATGGCGGACGTGGAGATGAGATCCCGGCAGTTCAGCACTACGTCGTAGTAGCTTGCTTTGGGTTTCATCTCAAGGATCTGCTGATTCTGCACGGCGACGGTATCCGTCAGCTCCAGGTTCCTGCTTTGCAGAAGCGCAAGCTGCCGGTTTGCATACTGCAGCGCTCTCGCCATGACCGCGTCCGGTGAATTCCAGGCTTCTTCCACCTGAATGAAATACTGCCGGAACTTCCTGCCAATCTCCGTGCGCTGGATCATGCAGAGCTGCTTTGCCATGTCGATGGAAAGCAGATGATTGACCGCAGGGCGGCCGCCGGAGCTTTCGCTCAAAAATGAGCGAAAGTCTGCGCCCTCTGAAAAGCCATACTCGCACATCCTTGGAAACCAGTCCCTGTATGCAGTTTTCACCTGCAAAGCGTCGTGCAGCTCACGCCCGTTTACCGCAGGGCGTTCGGCGTCGTAATGGATCTTGATCAGTTCGTTCATATACCACACCTCTCAGTCTTTTTTGTAAAAATCCGTCTCATAGCCGTCTGCGCGAAGCAGCAGCCCTTCCGCCCAGGGTGGGGTTCTGCTCATCTGTTCGCAGACAGCCTGCAGTGACATTTTTCGGTCGGCCTCGATGACCAGCTCGTCATGGATGTGCATGACGATATCGCAGTTACGGAGCGTTTTCATGGCGTAGCAGAGGACGTCGCGGGCGGTTGCCTGGATAAGGTTTTCCACAAACTTGGGGCCGTAGCTCTCGATCCGCTCCCACCTCTTTGTGCCGCCGACACCCTCGTAGGTGACGCAGGAGCCGCCGAACCTGTTTGCGCCGATCTTTGGCTTCACATAGGCGAGGCTTCTGCCGGAGGGCAGCGTGATAAACAGCATTCCGTTTCGGCAGGAGAAGGCGATGCCGTGCGTTCTGACGGTAATCTTTCGGGTTACGGCTTCCATGACAGCGCGGTCTACCGCCTGCCAGAGCTGTACGATCTTCGGATTCGCCCGCCGCCAGGCCGTGACCAGCGGCAAAAGCTCGTCCTCATTCAAACCCATGTCCAGCGCTCCCATGGCCTTCAGTGCGCCCACCGAGCCACCGTAGCCGAGGGCGAGCTCCGCAATTTTACCCTTCTGCCGCAGGTGACTGTTCACACCATGCTTTTCTACGGGAACGCCGAACATCTGCGATGCCGATGCGCAGTAGATGTCCTTGCCGTCGGCAAAGACCTCCTGACGCCAGGTCTCTCCCGCAAGCCAGGCAATGACCCTCGCTTCAATGGCTGAGAAGTCCGCCACGATGAACTTGCGGCCGCTTTGAGGAACGAACGCCGTGCGGATCAGTTCTGAGAGCACCTCCGGCACGGAGTCATAGAGCATTTCCAGCGTTTCGTAATCCCCGGTGCGGACAAGCGCGCGGGCGTTCTCCAGATCGGGAAGATGGTTCTGAGGCAGATTTTGCATCTGTATGATGCGGCCTGCCCACCGTCCGGTGCGGTTGGCTCCGTAAAACTGGAACATGCCCCTGGCGCGGCCATCGGCGCAAACAGCGGTCTCCATCGCCCGGTACTTCTTCACAGAGGACTTGGCGAGCTGCTGTCTCAGCGTCAGTACCTTCCGCATCTCCGGCGACGCGGTTTTCAGCAGCTCGGCGACGGCCTTTTTGCCGAGCGTATCCGTTTCCATGCCGCCTGCTGCAAGCCATAGCTTCATCTGCTGCACAGAATTGGGGTTATCCAGGGCGGTCAGCTCCTTCATGGCCGCCGTCAGCTCGGAGCGGGAACGGGCGTCCATCTGAATGGCCTGCCGCACCAGCTCCATGTCCAGCGCGACGCCCCGGTCGTTGATCTCCTGATCGATGCGGTATTCGTCCCACACGCTGTCCGGCACGGGGTAATTGGACAGTCGCGCCTGGATGGACGTTTCCGTCTCTACGTCGCGGATGTTGTACTTTTTGAACGCCAGCCACCTGTCCAGGGCGTGCGCCGGAAGGTTTCGGGTGCGCTGCCCGTTGGCCTTTGTGGGCGCACAAGGCTGGCAGAAATACCTGATCAATTCTCTGCCCTCGATCAGCTTCTGCTTTTCCAGCCCCAGCACCGCGCCGACGCCTTCCAGCGAAAGAGGCAGCCCCATCGTGGCCGCCCAGACCATGGAGCAGCGCCAGGACTGCGTATTGAGGTATTGCCCGGTGGGATAGCCGAGAAAACGGGAGAGGCAGATGCGTTCGAAAGCGGCGTTATACGCCCATTTGGTGACGGAGTCGTCTTCCAGCGCGGCGATGATCTCCGCCGGGAGATGCTCTCCGTTCGCGAGGTCTACCTGCTGAACGGGTCCGCCGTCTGCGCTGTAGGCAAAAAGCAGAATTTCAAAATCCGAGGATTCCGCGTACCTGTAGACGCCCGCTTTCGCAAGGTTAACGCTGCTGTACGTTTCCAGGTCGCAGCTCATATTCCGTATTTTCATCTTTGTAATCACTTCCTTTCCATCCCCGAAAGGGCGGCAGATCGCTCCGCCGCCCGGGGGGTCAAGAAAATCAGGAGAGAAAATCGTCCTCGTCATCGTCATCAGCAAAGTCGGCCTCCGCGCTGGCCTTGCCTCCCAGCGGCTCTCCGGCGCGGATCAGCTGCAGGTTGTTCAGCCCGCAGGCGATGCCCTTGTTGCCGTTAGAGTTGAAGGCGTACAGATTGATGCTGGCGCGGCCGTACACGCCGGAGTAGACCGAGGAGCGGGTCAGCACGGGATTGCGGTCTGCGTCTACGATCCCCGGCGCAGTGGCGGAGTTGGCGTTGATGAAGTAGGCGTTGGCGTAAGCGGGGTCGTCCGGGCGCTCGATATCCCCGTCGCGGAGCGGATTCCGGATGGCCGCAAGAGGCGGCACGCTCTTACCGCTGCCCTTCAGTTTGGACTGACCCTCCTGATAGGCGGCTTCGATTGCGGCCCTGATCTTTGCCACCGTCCGAGTGTCGGACTTGGGGATGATGAGGCTGACGCTGTATTTCGGCGTGCCGCCGTCAATGGCCTTAGGTTCCCAGACATTGGCGTAGCTCCAACGGGTGTCCGGTCCGGTGATAACCTTCATGGGGTTGTTGATTTTGGCTGCGTTATTCGACATATCGTTATTCCTCCATAAAATCTGATTTTGCAGTGTTCATGGCCGGGCGCTTGTCGCTCTCCGGCACGAGCGTGGGTCTGCCCTGCGGCTTTTCAATGTAGGACGAGAGAAGTTCCTCAAAGCGGGTTTTCCCGATCAGCTTCTGCATGGCGGTGACGCCGAGCAGCTTGCGCTCATACGGGTCAAAGCCCGCACTTTCCACGGCGGCGGCAGCGGCGGCTTCATTGGTATACCTGCGGTTGGAGCGGCCTTCTACCAGCTTCCAGCCCGGCCAGTCCTTGCCGCTTACCGCCTGCTGCAGGGCGTATTCCTTCACGTCGGACGCCCAGGCGGTCAGTGCGTCGACCCTGCCGAGAATACCCGCGATCTCCTCGTCGCCGAGGAGCGCAGGCGTCTCAAAGTCGTAGCGGGCAAGCGCCAGATTCGCTTCGGCTCGTTCCCAGCACTCGGCCTTCACCTTGCAGAACCGGCACCATTCGCCGCAGCAGAAGTCGCCTTGTCCATCGTAGGCCAGCCTTGCCTTTTCGGAGAGCTCGCCGTCCGCCCATTCGAGCAGCGAGTCTTTTTCCATGCTGTCCGCGCTGACGTTGCCCTTGCGGGGCTGGAAGATCGTCATGCGGATGGTATCAATGTCGTAGAGACCGTCGAATATCTCCAGCGCGCCCAGCGCGTAGAGCCGCATCTGCGGATTGCCTTCGGCGCTGACCTCGACGCCCTGTCCGTGCTTGTAGTCCACGACGTGCATGACGCCGTCTGCGATCACGATGCAGTCCGCCGTTCCGAATCCGTCTCGCACCCAGCGGGAGAAGTCCACGCGCTGCTCGATGCAGACCACCGGGTCGGCGCAGGTCTGTTTGGCCGTTTCCACGATTTCCATGACATAGGCGGCGTAGGCTTCGGCGCAGTTCTCCATCTCCTCGTTGTACCAGGAGAGGTTCTCGATGACGTCTTCTGCCGGAAGGCCAAGCGCCTGCTTCAGACGCATCTCGCACAAGGAGTGGGCGTCCGTACCCTCGGCGGCGTAGTCGCTGCCCTTGTCCTCACAGGATTCGCACAGCCGCGCCGACGGCGGGCAGTTGAGCCACCTGTGGGAGGAAGACGCGGAGAGCAGAGCGTGGTTAGCCATTGCCCAGCACCTCCGCGTCCGCAAGCAGCGCTTCATAGCTTGCGGGATCGACGCTGGACAGTCTGCTAGCCCCGTATTTCTGGAGCAGCACGCGTACCTCGGCAGTGTGCCCGGCGCGGGACTTGTCCGCCAGTACGGCCCTGACCTGCTCCAGCGTAAGCGCAGGCGCGGCAGGAGCTTCGTCAGCCGATACGGTGCTGAACATCTCCGCCAGAGTGTCCGCTATACCGTTAATAGCGGCGGCTGCATTGCGCAGGTCTTTGATGGTCGTGTCCAATTCGCTGATTTTGCCCATTGACGGCGCCTCCTTCCTTGATTGGCTTCTGCCTGAGCGTGCGGTTAATGCTCTTCGCCAGGTTTGCGGATACGATGATGAAGTCCAAGAGGATATCTGCCAGCGCTTCCCCGTGAACCATCATCTGATTGCTGCCCTCGTACATCTCTTTTCACCTCCCGGAAGGAGCGGTCTCGTTTTTGCCCCTCACACTGCCTAATGGAAACGAGACCGCCGTTTCGGAAAAAGCCGACGAACTTTTTTCAGAAGAATTCAGGGAACTCTTTTTCCAGCTGCTCCGCCGCCTTCTTGAGGCGGTAGGCGTAGGTCTTTCGGCCCGTGCCGATTTCTGCGGCGATGGCATCCTCGCTCAAGCCCATCTGCCGAAGCCTGCCGATCTGCATCGCCTGGGGCATGATTTCGTTCAGCCGGGTGAAAATCTGCCGCAGATACAGCGCGTTCGTTACAATCTCCTCGGTGGAGGACCCCCGAAGGTCGGGTGCCTCCTCCTGCAGCTTGTCCAGCCAGTTCATTTCGCCACCTTCCTCATCGATGCGGCCGGAGTCGAGAGAACTGACGTCGCCGGGGGTGCGGTAGGGGCAGGTCCAGCAGTCCATGTCGCACATGAGCCACCTGGACGGCGGGCATACGCAGCGCCCGTGATTCTGCTGGGTGCGGCGGTAGGCGTTGATGTCGCGGTAGTAGTTGCCGAATTCTTCTTTGGTGCAGAAGACGCGCTCCCCGGTGGAGTGGAGGTAAATGTAGTACTGCTTGTCATTGGTTTTCATATAGAATCCTCCGTTTGTCGATTTCTCGAAACGGAGGACTCCGGGCGCTGCCGCAAAACGGGTATGGGAAACTTACCGCAGTCCAAACGAATCTCTCCGTTTCGGTCTGCAGCTAACCCGCTCAAAAGGCAGCTACTTTATTAACCTGTCCGCCGGAAGCCGTTGAGCCATCGGTGATCAGCCGATGCGACATTCGGCGGGATCGTGCCACTCGCAATCACAAAGATAGAATCGCTTCAAAGAATTTTCTTTCGCGTTCGCGAATTTACATAGACTTTTGCGCTTGCTTGTGGTACAATGTGATTCAGAGCATTTTGGCCTTCACACAGGCAGCGCGTTCAGCATGCCTGATCACGCTCTAATTATAGATAATGGAATGTTCAGAACCCGTAGGTTTGCCTATATCTGCCTATACAAATGCCTACATCAGGGAGGAGGGCGTCAGATTGAAGTTCTGTGACCTTGCGCAGTTCATGTATCACAACTACGAAGAAAAGGCTAATGCCGGCGAATTTGTTAAGATGCTGATTGACGCCATCCTCGACGATGCGTCGTTGGAGAAGGATTCTCCAAACCCGCTCTACGAGCTGAAAAAATCTACGCTGGAGGCATATTATAGCGGCAGACTGCGCATTGCACAAAAGAAAGCCGCTGCCATTGCTCCGAGAATTGATGAGGCAAAATTTGCTGATTTCATGGATACATACTCCTTTGATGCGCTAACCCATATGAAGAACAAGCTTGCGGAGTTCGGCTTTGATGTCGAGCCCCTCGAAGTAGGGCAGGCTTGTGCCAACATACTGGCGCAAATCATAAGGCGTCGTTCCGAGGGCCTGTCCGACGATGTAACTATGCTGAATTACCAGCGGATGGCAACGGGAAAAGCCCTGAAAAACATACCTCCTGCGACTATTGAGCGCAGAGGCAATAAGCTGCATATATCAGGCGAGGTTATTACCATTCATCCGGCTCTTGTCCCTGACGATATAGGCAAACATGAGCTGGACTATATCCGTGCCTTATATGAGGCGTATGCGCAGAAGCTGGAGAAGGATACTTTTACTGCAGATGACGTCCCGTTCCTACCAAAACGGTATGCGGAGAACTATAAGGAGCAGCGCATGGCGTATTACAGTGCGGTCAGCATTGAACGCTCTGTTCGGGATATCTTCGATGATGGCGAGGATGAATTCGGCAGATTGAAGGAAGACGCATGGCACGGGATCAATACTACATATTGGAAGGATCACGACGACGGCTACGCAAGGCTGAATGCCGTTCTTGAGAAAATAACAAGCACTACGCTCGACAGTTCCGTTTTGAGTCAGATGCGGAACTTGATCGGCAACCTGGAGAAGAAGGGCATCTGCCACATACTGGTGAATGACGGCGTGATTGAGTCGTGGGTGAATATTGATGGGTAACAAACTGTTCAATACGCCTTTTGAGCTGTCGCTCCATGCGGTGATGCTTCTTGATGTATCAGGGGCAAAACTAACGATCGACAGGATTACCGCCTATGATTTTATTGCGATTTACTGCGAAGATTTCGGCGTTGCGGACAGATCTCTGAATGGTGAGAACGGCTTTGCATTCAGCGAACTGTCCGCAAGGCGAAATCTCACAAAAGCCGCCATAAGAAACCTTGTGATTGACGGGCTTGTCGTTGCTGCGGATGACGAAACGGGCGTCCTTTACTCTGTTTCAGAAAGCGGAAGAAAAATGAGTGAAGGATTCCAGTCCGAATACGCTGGGCGATATAAAGAGTTGATTCGGCTTGTCACGGAAAAATATGGGAATTATAGCGACGTCCAGTTGCTTAATGAAATCAACAAACAGTCAACAAAAGCCTTAAGGAGGTAGCGCAATGGCGGGGTTTTACATCAAAAAAGTTATAGCGAAAAGCGCCGCCAAGGGTGACGCCAGCGTGTCCTTCGGCAAAGGATTGAACATAATTCAGGGTCGCTCCGACAGTGGAAAGACCTGCGTGGCAAATTGCATAGACTTTATCTTCGGCGGTTCCGTTGATAAGCCATTTAAGGAGAGCGCGAAATATGACGGCGTGACCATGATCGTTGCGTCCAATGACAGTGAGGGCGAAGTCACCCTTCACAGGACGGTCGGAAGGAACCGGGTCGAGGTATCCAGCAGCATTGAAGGGATCGAGAGCGGCACTTATGACGTCAACTATCATAAGGGGGCGAAGAATCCTCCGCTGAATGAAGTGTGGCTGAAGCTCATCGGCATCCGGCAGGAAACCATGATTGTGACGAATGCGCGGTTCGATAAAAAACGACTTACCTGGCGAAATCTTTTGCGCGTATTCTATCTTGATGAAACCCGTATAGATGATATCGACTCCATTGTGGAGCCGAAACATCGCTATATGGAAAATACGCTGTTCCTGTCGGCGCTTTTGTATCTGATAACCGGCAGGACGTTCACGGAAACTGATGCGCAGGAGAAAAAGGAAATAAAGAAAGCGCGCCGCAAGGCTGTCAAGGAATATGTTAACCGTAAGCTCCAGAACGCCGCGGAGCGTAAGGGGCAGCTGGAGAAAGACCTCCATATTTTTGAAGGCGCCGATATTGAAGAGCAGATTGCGCAGGCGACTGCTGCCCTGCAGGAAACGCGGCAAAAAATAGATCGTGCGCTTGCCGAGAGCCAGAGAATCCTCTCCTCAATTTTGAACGCGGAAGAACGCGCTGCGGAATGCGATGTTCTTCTGACTCGGTATCACCGGCTTGCCGCACAGTACAAGGCGGATATTCAGCGGCTTTCTCTTATTGTTGAGGGTGAAGAGGCGTATCTGCAAGTTTCACAATCTGCCAGATGTCCGTATTGCGAAGGGGCAATTACTCCCCGTAAGCGGATATCTTACATTGCATCCTCAAAAGTGGAGATGGAACGAACAATGTCGCAGCTTTCCGGGCTTGAAGAAACGGAGCATGATGTTGAGGATAGAAAAAAGGAAATTCGCGCCGAACTGGATGCGTTGAAACGGCAACGTGATGCGCTCGAGTCCAAAATCAAAACAGAGCTGCGTCCGCAGGAAAACAAACAGCAGAATACACTCAATGCATATAAAGCCTATCTTCGAATCGTCAGCGAGATAGCGCTGATTGAAAGCTACGCCGCCGACTATGGAAATGACTTAACCGCTTTAGAGAACGAGCAGAAGACGGATAAGACCTTAGAGTATCATCCCAAAGACTACTTTGGCGATGATTTTGCCGCCACGATGTCCGAATTTGCAAACATCATCCTCAAGGAGTGCTGTTATTCAGGTCTGGTTCAGGCGCACTTCAACCTTTCGACTTTCGATATTGAAGTGAATGGCGAGGATAAAGGTGCAAGCCACGGGAAAGGCTATCGCTCATATCTGAATACAGTGATGATCATGATGCTGCGAAAATACCTTGCAGCCAATGCCAGGTTCGACCCGCATATCTTTATCATCGACACTCCGCTTCACGGCTTTGACGATGGCGTGGACGATAGAATGCCCGACAGCATGAGAGCCGGGCTTTACCGCTATTTCATAAACCACCAGGACGAGGGACAACTCATCATCATTGAGAACCTTAGCCACATTCCACATCTTGACTATGAGAAACACGGAGCTATCGTAGAGACTTTTGAAAAAGTTGAGGCTCCCGGCAAACGATACGGTTTCTTAAATGATGTGAAATGACCGATAATGCAACAACCGAAAAGGAGAACACACGGAGGTAAAGCAAATGCGTTTCAGCTACAACAAACTCTTTAAACTTCTTATTGACCGGGGAATCAACAAAAAGACGCTGCGGGAGATGAGCGGCATCAGCGCCACCTCCGTTGCGAAGCTCGGAAAAGGCGGAAATGTAAATACAGACGTCCTGCTGCGCATATGCGGCGCACTGAAATGTGACGTCGGGGACATTATGGAATTCATTGACGACGGGGAGAGCGGGGCTTTGCCTGGATTACCAAAAGATCCGTGATAAACGAGGGTGGCAACCGGCGATATTAAGGCGCGCATTGCCGCAGGCACAATGCAATCAGGCGGAGAGAGAGGAACATCTGACATGACGATAAACGATCTGCAAAAGCAGACAAACCTTTTAATTTTGCTTTACCTTTTAATTATGCCAAAAACCGTACACCGCAAGACTCCCATACCACGATCATGCCGTGCGATTATTCGGCAGAAAATCTCAATCGAATAAGCAGGAAAGGGCTTCCAAAGCCAGAGCATGACCTCGAAAGCCCCTTATTTCAAGCCTTTTTCGGCGCTTTACTGCCAGAGAAGGCTTTTCTTTTTGTATCAAAATCGGCAGGAACATTGATCCTCCCTACAACACGGGCAACGAGGGCTGGGTCTATAACGATAATGTCAACGATCCGAAAATCAAAAAGTGGCTGGGCGAGGTTGTCGGCAAAGAGGGCGAGGACTTGACCCGCCATGACAAGTGGCTGTGCATGATGTATCCGCGCTTGAAGCTGCTGCAAAAGCTGCTGGCGGATGATGGGGCAATCTTTATCAGCATTGATGATAATGAGCAGTCTAATTTGCGGTTGGCTTGTGATGAAATCTTTGGTGCAAATAACTTTGTTGAATCTATCGTATGGCAAAAGCGTACTTCGCCGGATGCTCGAAAGAAATTGAGCAGCGGGCACGAGTATATTCTTATATATGCAAAGAACTCACAGAATGACTGTTTTAATTTGCTCGATATAGAAGGAAAGGATGCTGCAAAGTTCAAAAACCCAGACAACGATCCCCGTGGCCCTTGGGTTTCGTCAGATTTCACAGCTCAGGGCTGGCGGCCAAATCAAATGTATGAAATTACGACCCCCAGCGGGATGAAAATGTCGCCGCCCGAAGGACGTTGTTGGAGACATCTTGAAAGTGTATATAAAGAATTACTTGCTGAGGGGCGTCTGTGGTTTGGTGAGGATGGGCGTGGAGTTCCCCGAAAAAAGACCTATCTAAACGAACGCGAAGGAAAAGGAACTTGGACTTGGTGGACAAATACGGAAGTAGGACATACGCAGGAAGCTACACAAGAGGTTGCTGCGATTTTAGGCAAGGCCGTTTTTGACTATCCAAAACCGGTTCGACTGTTGCAACGCATCTTCAAATTAGCGGCCTCACCAAACTCAATCATCCTCGATTCCTTCGCCGGTTCCGGTACCACCGCCCACGCCGTCCTCAACATGAACAAGGCCGACGGCGGAAATCGCAAGTTTATCCTTGTCGAGATGATGGACTACGCCGACAGCATCACCGCCGAGCGCGTGAAACGGGTTATCAAGGGCTACGGCGAGGGCAAGAACGCCGTGGAAGGTACGGGCGGCAGCTTCAGCTTCTACGATCTGGGCGAGCCGCTGCTTGTGGGCGAATGCCTGAACGAAACGGTCGCACCGGAGAAGATACGCGAATACATCTGGTTCATGGAAACCCGGCAGCCCTACGCCCCGCCTGCCGGCGGCAACCCGTATTACCTCGGCCGGCATAACCACACGGGCTACTACTTCTACTATGAGCGGCAGCGCGTGACGGTGCTGGATTACGCGTTTCTCTCGACCATCACGGAAAGGACAGACGGCACATTGATTTACGCCGACCGCTGTTCCATCGGCGAGGACAAGCTGGCGCAGATGGGAATCGTGTTCAAGAAGATTCCCCGCGACATCAGCAGACTGTAAGGGGGGATCCGCTCTATGGAAATGAAGAACTATCAAAAGAAAGTAATTGCGGATTTGACCCGCTATCTGGAACTGCTGAATGAAACCAGGGATTATAAAGCGGCGTTCCGTTTCTTCTGGCAGGAGAACAGCGCCCCGACGCTGGGACTGTATCAGGATGTGCTTCCCGGCGTTCCGAATCTGTGCTTCAAGGTGCCGACGGGCGGCGGCAAGACCTTTATTGCATGCAACGCCATTCGTCCCATCTTCGACGCGCTGCCCGCTACCAAGACGAAGGCCGTGGTTTGGCTCGTGCCGTCGGACGCGATTCTGACGCAGACGGCGAAAGCCCTGAAGGACACCTCTCACGCCTACCGTCAGAAAATCGACGTGGACTTTGGCGGGCGCGTGGAGGTCTACACCAAACCGGAGCTTTTGAATGGACAGAACTTCAACCCTACGGCGGTTACCGAACAGCTTTCCATCATGGTGCTGTCCTACGATTCGTTCCGTGGGCGCGGCAAGGAGGTTTTGAAGGCCTATCAGGAGAACAGCAATCTTGCCGAGTTCGTGAAGGTGCTGGGCAAGCCGGACAATCCCATTGAGAAGGCGGACGAAACCGCGCTGTTCCAGATTATCAACCAGCTGAACCCGCTTGTCATCGTGGACGAGAGCCACCATGCCCGGTCGGAATTGAGCCTTGAAATGCTGGAAAATTTCAACCCGTGCTTTGTGCTGGATTTGACGGCTACGCCGAAGAAGGAGAGTAATATCATCTCCTATGTAGATGCGGTGCAGCTCAAGGGCGAGAACATGGTCAAGCTGCCGGTCATCGTTTATAATCGCGACAATCAGAAGGAGGTTCTGGTTGACGCGATTGATCTGCGCAGCCGTCTGGAAGAAATGGCGATTGCGGAGCAGAAGCAAACCGGGCGCTATATCCGTCCGATTGCGCTGTTTCAGGCGGAACCGAAGGGCAAGGAAGACGCGACGACCTTTGAAAAGCTGCGGAATAATCTTGTTGATGCGGGAATTCCCACAGAACAGATTGCCATTCGCACGGCGGACGTAAATGAGCTGAAAAACACCGACCTTATGTCCCCGGACTGTCCTGTGCGCTATATCATTACGGTCAACGCGCTGAAAGAGGGTTGGGACTGTCCCTTTGCATACATACTGGCGTCTCTCGCCAACAAGACCAGTCAGGTGGACGTGGAGCAGATCGTGGGGCGCATTCTTCGTTTGCCGCATACCGCGCCGCACGCGCAGAAGGCGCTGAATCAGTCCTATGTGCTGACCTCCTCAAACGATTTCAATGCAACCGTTCAGCGCATCATCAAGGGCTTGAACAATGCGGGGTTCAGCGATAGGGATTATCGCGTCTCCGAACCGATTCAGCCGAAAGCGCCGGAACAGCCGCCGTTGCAGATTGAGATGGATGAAGCGCTCTTCAAAGCAAAAGCTGTTTCGGAACCGGATGCAGAGGATATTTTCGATGTGGACGGAAAGTCCATCGGGGAGGAATTACAGCGCCGCAAAGAAACAGAAAAAACGCCGGAGATCGTCTCAAAGGTTGACAGCATGATTGAAGAAGCGGAACGGGCGGGGCAGGTATACAGTGACGCCGTTACGCGGGCCAGCGGCGATCCTTATACGCAGAATATGTCGTGGGAGGTGCGGGAAAAAGTGACGACTTTTTCTGTCAAGCCGGAGTTCCAGAGAGATATTGCGGAGCTGAAAATTCCGCAGTTCTTCCAGTTCATTTCTGAGATGCTCTTTACGGACGGCTCGCATGTTCTGCTGGACGAACAGCAGCTTGCCGAGGACTTTACCCTCAGGGATAAGGACAGCGGCATTGACTTTGCCGCTGCCGATGATGAAGTCCGCGAAATTGATGTGCGGAAGGACGAGGGCGGCTTGCCGAAGGTATTCAAGATGAAAACAGCCGAACAGCGCTATTTCAAGGAATACTTCAACAGCCTGCCACCGGAAAGCCGTGTGCGTCAGTGCAAGGAATTGATGTTCAGACAACTGAACAAGCTGAACGGCGTGGATGCCGCCGAGCTGAAGGCATATATCGAGCGAATCGTCGGCAACATGAGCAGAGATCAGCTTTCGGCAATGGAAAAGGCACCCTATGCTTACGCGAAGAAAATCCGCGAAAAGGTTGACTATCTTTTGGCAGAGCATTGCAGGAAAACGTTTTTCGAATGGCTGCAAACAGAACGCATTGTCTGCCTGCCGTCATTCCGTCTCCCGACCAGCATTCACCCCGTGACAAGCACGAATATCTACGGGAAATCGTTGTATCAGGCGGAAGAGGGCGGTATGAATGGCCTCGAATCTGAGCTGGTCATCGAGCTGACGGCTCTTCCAAACGTGCGCTGGTGGCACAGAAACATTTCCCGTCAGGGGTTCTGCGTCAACGGTTTTATCAACCATTATCCGGACATTATCATCTGCACGGAAAAGGGTAAGATGATCTGCGCGGAAACAAAGGGAGACCATCTGAAAAACGACAACAGCCGGGAGAAGATCGACCTTGGCGCGGCGTGGAGCAGTCTTGCCGGGAGTCAGTTTCACTATTACATGGTGTTCAAAGAGGAAAACGACCTGCCGAAGGGCGCGGTCAGCATGAGCCGATTCCTGGAAATCGTGAAGGCGCTGTGAAGCGCATGGAGAAGCTTGGATTTTTGTGATGGGCATGGATTTCGTTTTTTCAGAACGAAGGGATGGACAAAAGATGAATCTGACGGAATTTTTCAGGGATTTTCATTCCAACACGCTGGCGGCGAGCGGCAACCAGAGCTGGTTTGAGACGGAGGGTGCGGCGGTGGTCGGGCGCGTGTTTTACCGCGTGTTCGCGGGCGGGGAATACCGCTATTCGCTTTTGTTTTCCGACGCGATGGACTCGACGTTTTCCGACGGGCAGCGCAGTTATGTGAATCAGACGCTCGGCGACTGGGAAATACTGTCCGCGCGGGTGGGCGTTACGGCGCGCGCGGAGACGGAAGGCTTCGACGAGCCGTCCGAATGGAGGACGCTGACGTTTGACGGCGCGCCGCGCAAATCCGTCGCGCCCGGAGAGAGCTTTGCGACGGATCCGGTCGTTCTGCGCGCGGAGAAGGACGCGTATCTGTGCATGGAAACGACGGTGCGCGGCGCGCGCGTTCCCTGTCACCCCGAAACGCTGCTGCCGTCGTTTGTGAAAACGAAGGACGGCTGGACGCGCTCCGCGAACACGCTCTTTGCCGGAATGGTGGGCTGCGACCGACCTGTAAAGCTGCGCGTGGCGTATCTGGGCGACTCCATCACGCAGGGCAGCGGCACGCGAAATAATGCCTATGAGCATTGGAACGCGGTGCTGTCGGAAGCGCTGGGCAGGCGGTACGCGTTCTGGAACCTCGGCCTTGGCTGCGCCCGCGCCAGCGACGCCGCGACCGGCGGAGGCTGGCTTCGGAAGGTCAGGGAAAACGACCTCGCGGTCGTGTGCATGGGCGTAAACGATCTTATGCAGCTGCATTCCGCCGAGGCGATCATGCGAAGCCTGCAGACGATCGTGCGCAGGCTGCGCGAGGCGGGCGTGCGGGTGCTTCTTCAGACGATTCCGCCGTTTAACTATCCCGAGGGACTGCGCGAGCGCTGGCTGACGGTCAACGACTGGATTCGCTCCACGCTGGCGGGCGAGGCTGACGCGCTGTTCGACGTGGTGTCCGTGCTGTCCGAATCTCCGGAACGCCCGTATATGGCGCGCTACGGCGGCCATCCCGACGGCGCCGGCTGCGCCGCATGGGCAGCCGCCCTGAAGCCCGCGCTTTCAGCACTGATCGACCGCACTGTGGCCAGCCGCCGGTAAGGCGGGGGAGTGTCGCTCCCCCGCACCCCCTCAAGGAACAGGGTGGGGACTCGCACGGTTCTTTCGGGGCGCTGAGATTTGAGATGGGAAACCGCCCTGTGTTGACTGGCGAAGCCGACGCGCAGTCCGACTCCCCGGAGCAGCCGTATATGGCGCTACGGCGGCCATCCCGACGGCGCCGGCTGCGCCGCATGGGCAGCCGCCCTGAAGCCCGCGCTTTCAGCGCTGATCGACCGCACAGCGGCAAGCGATCGGTAAGGCGGGGGAGCGTCGCTCCCCCGCACCCCCTCAAGGGGCAGAGTGGGGATTCGCGCGGTTCTTTCGGGGCGTGGGGTTTCCTGCCGTAAAACGAAAAAACATACGAACAAGGCGCACACGGCGTCCGTGGGGACGGAGGGTGTGCGCTTTGCCTATTCTATCTGGCTGGCGGGAAACCAGCGCGTCTTTTCCATGCGATGTACGCCATTGATCTGGCAGGGTTCATCCTTCCAAGGACGCGGGGAAACCTGCGTCTGGCGGTTCTATCCGGTAATAGCACGCTCCGGCGCAGCCGTTCGGGAAAAGGCGGCGCTTCATTTCGGCGGGAAAATCCGATTCGCAGAGGGAAAGTGCGGTTTTGAGCGCGCGGATGTCGCGAACCATGCGCTCCGGGCGGTTGCCGCGGCCGACCAGCTTCAGATGCGTAACTCCGGCATGACGCAGGGCGGGCAGGGCGCACAGTCCGCAGCCGCTCGCGCCCAGCGCGTCCGGGTCGGGCGATGCGTCCGAGGGAAACTCCGCTCCGCATGGCTCATTGGCGTAACAGGATGTGCCGGAGCAGGGCGCTGTATGCGGCGCGTCCGCGCTGCGGAAGAGGTCGGAGGGAAGCGCCGGGGATGCGGGCGCGTCGTACACGTTCCCGATTTCGCCGGAGACGCGGCACAGGTGCGGGAGCTCGTCGGCGTGCAGGGAGTTGCACAGCGCGCCGGTGTAACAGCAGCGCTCGTTCAGGACGAATGCTTCCAGCTCGCGCTCGGGGAACGCGCGGGCGATTTTCGCCATCTCGTCAAGGCCCGTCTTGCGGTGCAGAATAAAGCGGGAGACGTCCGGGCCGTCCAGCAGGGAGAGCGCGGGAACGTTGAACGCGCCCATCTCGCCGCTCAGGTGGACGCGCGCGCGGCAGCCGGCGCGGCGCAGATACAGAAGCAGCGCCGGGTCGGCGAGAATGAAGCGCGAAAAGCCAATGTCCAGAAGGGAATCGATCAGGCGTCGAATGGCTTCGTATTGCTCGGGCGCGTAGAACGTGGCGTTGAACGTGAGCGACACGGGCACGTTGGCTTCTCGGCTTAGCCGGGAGAGCGTGCGCATGTCCGCCATGGAGGCGATCTGCGTGGGATACAGAAGAACCTCGCGCCGGTTGAGCGGCGCCGCCACGCCGTAGCGCTCCAGCCATTCGGCGGGGATGAACCCGGCGAACAGCTCGTCCGCGCCCGCGTCCACATACGCGTCGAACGCGTCCAGCGAGCCCAGCCCGGCCACAATTTTCATGTCTGACAGCTTCATAAAACGCAGAACGCTCCCTTCACGATCTCATTGTAGCCCGCGCACGGCCGACTGTCAAGGGCGAAGGAAGCGCGCAGCGTTCCAACGGAAGTGAGACCGAAGGAATAAAAAGGTGATTGAACTTGTTAGAATAAAGTTACCACACCCACTCTAACGAAAGGAATCAATCGCCATGAAGAATATAGCGCAGAACACAAAATTGTACGCGGATTTTCAACCCCGCGCGCCCTCCGCGTTCAGTTCGCGGTACGTTCTCACAATGATAACCGCCGCGAGGGCGAAGGTCAGCGCGTCGGAGACCGGCATGGAGTACAGCACGCCGTCCAGCCCGAGGAACACCGGCAGCAGCAGCGCGAAGCCCACGCCGAACACGACCTCGCGGAACATGGACAGCAGCGTAGACGCGAGCGCCCTGCCGACCGCCTGCAGGAAGATGAAGCACGCCTTATTCACGCAGGCCGGCACCATCAGGCAAAGGTACACGCGAAACGCCTTCACGGCGAATTCGGTATAATAGGCGCTCTCGTTGGCCGCGCCGAAAAGGGCGATCAGCTGCCGCGGGAAGCCCTCCGCCAGCACCAGCGCCGCCGCGCCCACGAGCGCCTCGGCGATCAGAAGTCTGGTAAACAGCTGCCGCCGCGCCCATCATGCCCCAGTGAAGGACGAAAATGAAAATCGGGTCGAGAACGAGATTGATGACCGCGCCCGCCAGCGTAGAAACCATCGCGAAGCGCGGGCTTCCGCCCGCGCGGATGACGGGATTCATCGCCTGCCCGAACATGTAAAACGGCATGCCCAGCGCGATATAGAAGAAATATTCCCGCGAGTATCGAAACGTCTCCTCGTTGACAGTGCCGCCGAACATGGCGATCAGCTCGTCCGAAAGCAGCAGATCCTGTATTTTATCATAACGGCATGTATACGTCAAATTATATTTTACAACAGGCACCGTTTCTCGTCCCCATTTTTCGCTGCTGATGGTCGCGTGCCAAAACTTCTCCTTGCTGAACGGGGCTGTTTGTGTTATGATAGGGTGTGGAACAATCATCAGAAAGGACAGCTTGCAACATGAAAAGTATGAATCGAGTTCTGGTGCTTCTCGCGGCGCTGGCGCTGCTTATGGTGGGGGCGTTCGCGGAGGACGCGGGCACGCCCGCGGAGGTGCTGCCGGCGGCCACGGCGGAGGAAGCGACGGCAGCGGAAGCCACGGCGGCGGAAGCCACGCCGGCGGAGCTGGCGGACGACGCGGTGGTCGCCATTGCCAACGGCATCGAGATTACCCGGCAGGAGGTCGTCACCTACGCGCAGCTGATGCAGTCCTACGGCTATCTGAACAGCGCGCTGGACTACGAGAGCGCGTTTAACTACATGCTGCTTCTGAACATCGTGCCGAAGGTCAAGGTGGCCGAGGCGGGCGCGCGCACGCTGCTGGGCGACGAGTATGACGCGCTCGAGCAGGAATACGCCGACAAGTTTGAGGAATCCGTGAAGGAGTATATGACCTCCGCCTACGGCGAGGACATTCCGGAGGAGGAGTACGCGGACAAGTACGCCGAGGCGCTGGAATACTTCGCGTCGCTGGGCTTCGAGAAGGAGCAGTACATCAGCGACAGCCTCGTCTACGACGCGTACGACAAGCTGCTTTCCTCGATGGACTTCCCCATCAGCGAGGAGGAAATCCTCAACACCTTCAACGAGACCGTCGAGCAGCAGAAGAGCGCCATCACCGGCGCGGCGGCGTATGAGTATTACACCGGGCTGGGCTATCAGGTGCTCTATCGCCCGGAGGGCTACCGCGGCGTCACCCACATCCTTCTGAAGGCGGACGACGAGCTAACCAAGGCCTATAAGGAAGCCGCGGACGACGAAGCCAAGAAGGCCGCCGCGGACGCGATCGTCGAGAGCCTGAAGGACAAGATCGACGAAATCTACGCCCGTCTGGAAAACGGCGAGAGCTTTGAATCTCTGATTCCCGAATACGGCGAGGATCCCGGCATGACCGGCGATACGCTTCAGGACGGCTATCCGGTGCATCGCGACAGCACCACCTATATGCAGGAGTTCACCGACGGCGCGTTCAGCGACAAGATGCTGAACGTCGGCGACGTGAGCGACCCCGTCGTCACCAGCCACGGCGTGCACATTCTGCACTACGTGCGCGACATTCCCGGCGGCGCGGTGGACATGACCGACGAGATGCACGAGAGCATCTATGACTACCTCGTCCAGACCGCCCAGAGCGCCCAGATCGAGGCGTGGCGCGACGAGCTGACCGTCGAATACACGGACGCGTACAACGCGCTCATCGGCAAGTAAGTCTTGGGTGAAAAATTCCTCCGAACCCGTTTTTCGGGCGCGGAGGAATTTTTTTGAAAACGCGGTCACAAACGCGTCCCGGCGCGCGTTTATAAAGGGAAGGAGTGTGTGCGAATGCGGTTGCAGAACGACGGCGATATTCAGCGCGTGCTTTCGGTGTACGCGCTTCCGATCTATCGGCTGGCCTACGCCCGAACGCGCAGCCGGAGCGACGCGGAGGACATCTGTCAGGAGGTTTTTCTGGAGCTCGTCAGCCGCAACCCGACCTTCCCCACCGAAAACGCGCGCCGCGCGTGGCTGATCCGCGTGACGGTGAACAAGTCCAACAGCCTTTGGCGCACGCTGTGGCGCCGGCGCGTGGAGCTTCGGGAAAAGGTGGAGGTGGCGGCGGCGCAGAGCGACGAAGCGTCGGCGCTGGCGGACGCGCTGGCCGCGCTGTCCGAGGACGACCGGATGCTCATCCACCTGTTCTATTATGAGGGACTGAAGTCCGGCGAAATCGCCGGCGTCCTCAAGCGCAGACCCGACGCGGTGCGCAAGCAGCTGTCCCGGGCGCGCGCAAGGATGAAGCGCATTCTCAGCGGGGAGGGCTTCGAATGAAGAATGTCGAGCGGGAAATCCGGAATGATGTACGGCTGGAGGAAGCGCGTTCCCGGCGGGAAAGGCTTCGGGCGCGGACGGAGGACGATCGTTTTCAGCGGGAAGAACCTCGAATGAAGCCGCGGCACGCGAGAGAGGAGGAAGACGTTTCCCGGCGGGAAGCATATCGGGCGCAGCCCCGGCACGCGCCGACGGAAGAACTTCGGGCGCGGAATGCCGCGTGGACGGAGGAAGACGTTTCCCGGCGGGAAGCGCATCAAACGAAGCCGCGGCACGCGCGGACGGAAGGGCTTCGAGAGCGGAGCACCGCGCGAACGGAGGAAGGACTTCGGGCGGAGGAAGGTCATTTCCGGCAAGGAGGATTTCGAATGCAGAAAGCGTATCGCGAGTCCATGAGGATGGTTCATCCCTCCGGGCAGTTTCTTTCGCGGCTGGAGGCCGAAATGCGCCGCGGGCTTCAGAAGCGCCGGGGGCTTTCGCCGCGCAGGCTGCTGCTTCCCGCCGCCGCGGTGGCCGCAGCGTTTCTCCTCGTGCTGACGCTGGTGGCGCAGCAGGCCCGACGCGCGGGCGCGCCGGTCTCCGCGTTCCAGCCGCTGAGCGCGGCCACGCCGGGTGAAGTCCAGACCGCGAACGCGGGCGAAATCCGCGCGGCGAGCCCGTCGGAAGTCCGCGGCGAGAACGCGGGCGAAAATCGGAACGCCGCGCCGGGCGAAAATCAGACGGCGAGCCCGTCGGAAGTCCGCACCGCGAGCGCGGGCGAAGTTCAGAACGCCAGCGCGGGCGAAATCCGGAATGCCACGTCGGGCGAAATCCAGACCGCCAGCGCGGGCGAGCTTTCGATTGCCACCCCGTCGGAGGGCGAGCCGCGCCGGAATACCGCCATGAGCGAGGATGAAGCGCGCGCCCGGGTGTTGGAGGTCGACCGGGACGCCGCGACCGCAGAGCACATCTTCACGTTCCCCTGCGCCGAATCGGACGGCGCGTTCGTGGTCGTGCGGCAGACGCTGGACGACGCCACATGGACGACCAACGGCCGCGTGTGGTACGTCACACAGACGAACGCGTGGCTGCTCGCTCAGAAGGACGTCATCTGGGATTGGACGCTCGACCTCGACAGCTTCAGCCCGGAGGTCTTTTCCATCTGCCACGGCAAGGACCGCGACCGCAGCGCGCTCGCGTGGATCGTGATCGACGGCCGTCCCGTGGAGGTCAAAAACGCCCCGTCGATTTATGGTCTGCACAGTACGCGCGGCGCGCTGATAGGATACGCTGCGTTCAAAGACGGTGATTACGCGTTTCTGGGCGTGGACGCGTCCGACCCCGAGAACGTCCAGTTCTACCAGATCGAGGGCATCGAGATCACCCGGGAGCAGTTCCTCACCTTCCCCGGCGCGCAGGAGGTGCTGGATCTGGTGGAGGGCGACGGCACGTTTTCCATCTATCAGATTCTCTACTGGCAGGACAGCGCGATGGCGCTCAACTTCATGCAGGGCGATCTGGAGCGCACGACCTACCTGTATTTCGTCGACGGAAAGCTGCAATGCCAGGGCGGCTGGTTCGGCGACGACATCGGTCTCGCAAGCGGCAGGGCGACGGCCTTCCGCAACCTGCCGATTCCTGTGCGCCACACCCGGCTCAATCCCTGAATACAGAAAACCGGGGCGTGAAAATTTCCGGCAGAATGCGCTTGACAAATGTATATACTTTCGTATATACTAAGCCTGACGAGAGGTGAATGCCATGATGTATGGAACCATCACGAAATGGGGAAACAGTCAGGGAATCCGTATTCCCAAGGGCGCGCTGGTCGCCGCCGGTCTGCAGGAGAGCGACAACGTGGAAATCATTGCCGACAAGGAGACCATCACGCTGCGCAAGCTGAGCCGTCCCAAGAGCCTTGACGAACTGTTCGCAGGGTATCACGGCGATTATCAGCCGGCCGAGTTTGACGCCGGCGCGGACGTTGGCCGGGAGGTAATCGACTGATGGCCGCTTATATTCCCGAGCAGGGCGATATTATCATGATGAATTTCAGTCCCCAAGCGGGCCACGAGCAGGGCGGCCGCTGCCCCGCGCTGGTCATCAGCAACGCCAGCTTCTATCGCTATACGCATCTGGGAATCGTCTGTCCCATCACAACAAAGATCAAAGACTACCCGATGCACGTCAGACTGGACGAACGTACCAAGACGACCGGCGAAATCCTCTGCGAACACGTCAAGTCGCTTGATCTCGGCGCGCGCGGCGCGGCCTATGTGGAAGCGCTGCCGGACGATCTCCTGCAGGAAGTCCTCGAACGCGTGCGGCTGTCCATTGATTAAGACCTGAATACAGAAAAAACCGGCGAGCCGTCTCTCAAAAGGGACGACCCGCCGGTTTTCTTTCCATCAATAATGATACTTCTCCCGCTTTCTCAGCATGAAAAACAGCGAGACGAACACGCCCGGAAATTCGCTGGCGACCAGCGAATTTCGGCTTCTCCGCCGCCGCCAGATAGCTCTGGAAGGCGTACTGCGCCTGCAGCGCGAGGTTGAACAGAAGGCAGATTCTGCCGCAGGTCATGATGTCCCTGAGCATTTCTGCTCCCCTCGCGCCGAACCGGTACGCCACCGGACGCAGCGCCAGAATGCCGCCGATGGTGAAGAACACGCCCGTGCCGTAAAGCTCCGCGCGGCGCGTCCGAAACGAGTTTTTTATTCGGAAGCAAAGCGCCTGTTTTCCGGAACCATGCTTCCGTCCGAAGGAGAAGCGCCTGTTTTCCGGAAGAAAGCAGCCTGTCTTCAGGAACCGCTCTTCCCGCCGGAGGAAAGTCGCTTCTTCTTGCTTCCCTTCTTCGCGCCCGCGACGGCGAGGGCGACGAGCCGGGCGAGGTCGTTGTTGTCGGACTGTTTTTCCCGATTGGAGCCGCTCAGGAGCCGCTCTTCCCACTGGAAGAAAGCCGCTTCTTCTCGCTTCCCTTCTTCGCGCCCGCGACGGCGAGGGCGACGAGCCGGGCAAGGTCGTTGTTGTCGGACTGCTTTTCCCGGCTGGAGCCGCTCAGGAACCGCTCTTCCCGCTGGAAGAAAGCCGCTTCTTCTCGCTGCCCTTTTTCGCGCCGGTGACGGCGAGGGCGACGAGCCGGGCAAGGTCGCCGTCGGGCTGCTTTTCCCGGCTGGAGCCGCTCAGGAACCGCTCTTCCCGCCGGAAGAAAGCCGCTTCTTCTCGCCGTCCTTTTTCGCACCTGCGACGGCGAGGGCGATGAGCCGGGCGAGGTCGTTGTTGTCGGACTGCTTTTCCCGGCTGGAGCCGCTCAGGAACCGCTCTTCCCGCAAGAAGCGAAGCGCCTGTTTTCCGGAAGCAAACAGCCTGTTTTCAGGAACTGCTCTTCCCGCCGGAGGAAAGCCGCTTCTTCTCGCCGCCCTTTTTCGCGCCGGTGACGGCGAGGGCGACGAGACGGGCGAGGTCGTTGTTGTCGGACTGCTTTTCCCGGCTGGAGCCGCTCAGGAACCACTCTTCCCGCCGGAGGAAAGCCGCTTCTTCTCGCTGCCCTTTTTCGCGCCGGTGACGGCGAGGGCGACGAGCCGGGCGAGGTCGTTGTTGTCGGGCTGCTTTTCCCGGCTGGAGCCGCTCAGGAACCGCTCTTCCCGCCGGAGGAAAGCCGCTTCTTCTCGCCGTCCCTTTTCGCACCTGCGACGGCGAGGGCAACGAGCCGGGCAAGGTCGTTGTTGTCGGACTGCTTTTCCCGGCTGGAGCCGCTCAGGAACCGCTCTTCCCGCCGGAGGAAAGCCGCTTCTTCTCGCCGCCCTTTTTCGCGCCGGTGACGGCGAGGGCGACGAGCCGGGCAAGGTCGCCGTCGGGCTGTTTTTCCCGGCTGGAGCCGCTCAGGAACCGCTCTTCCCACTGGAAGAAAGCCGCTTCTTCTCGCCGTCCTTTTTCGCGCCGGTGACGGCGAGGGCGACGAGCCGGGCGAGGTCGTTGTTGTCGGACTGCTTTTCCCGGCTGGAGCCGCTCAGGAACCGCTCTTCCCGCCGGAGGAAAGCCGCTTCTTCTCGCTGCCCTTTTTCGCGCCGGTGACGGCGAGGGCGACGAGCCGGGTGAGGTCGTTGTTGTCGGACTGCTTTTCCCGGCTGGAGCCGCTCAGGAACCGCTCTTCCCGCCGGAGGAAAGCCGCTTCTTTTCGCTTCCCTTTTTCGCGCCGGTGACGGCGAGGGCGACGAGCCGGGCAAGGTCGCCGTCGGTCTGTTTTTCCCGGCTGGGCCCGCGGCTGCCGGAGGCGCGGGGCTTGTTTTTGAATTCCCAGTTTTCCTGATTCTGCTCGTCCTTCAGCTTCTGATAGTAGTATTTCAGCGCCGCTTCGTAGTCGCTCACGTCGTCGCGGTAGCGGCGGTAGGCGGTGTCGTCGGCGTCGGTCAGGGTTTTCAGCGCGCCGCTCAGCCGGTCGCCCTCCGTCTGATAGGCGGACAGCGCCAGCTGATACAATTCCGGCAGACTGTCCGTCAGCTGCGCCAGCGAGTTCTGATACGCCTGCTGCCCCGCCGCCTCGGCGAAGCTGTTGTCGTACCCGCCGGACAGTCCCGCCGCCGCGCCGCGCGCGTCGTTCATGGCGCGGCGGCCGAGATAGGCGTATTCGTCGCGCTGGCGCTTGTACAGCTCGTCCTCCGCGGGGTCGTAGGAAAAGCTCTCCCGCCCCAGAATCTGATCGGTCAGCCTGCGCACCTGCTCGTCGTAGGCGCTCACATAGCCCGCCGGGCGGCTGCTTTCCAGATAGTCCGTCTTTTCCCGCGTGGACGCGCCGTCCGGCAGCGCGCGCGCCGGGTTCGAAGCCAGCTTCGCCCACGTGCTCGCGCCCACCTCGCCGTCCGCCGTCAGAAGATGGTCGCTCTGATAGCGCTTCACCGCGTCGTCCGTCGCGTCGTCAAACACGTCGTCGTCATTCACCGCGTACCCCGCGCCGTTCAGAAGCCGCTTCAGCGCGCGCACCTCTTCCCCCTTCGCCCCGTTCTTCAGCGTCGCATAGCCCATAATTCGTCCTCCTTGAATAATAGTCGCTTTTAATCCGCACGCAGCGCCTGCTTCGCGCCCGCGTCGTTTTCCGCGAACGCGCGCGTCGCTCTTTCGCACCGCCGTGCGTCCGCATCGTCTTCCGCGACAGCGCGTGCCGCGCGTCGCCTTTTCGCATTGCTGTGCGCTTGCGTCGTCCTCCGCGACAGCGCGTGCCGCGCGTCGCCTTTTCGCATTGCCGTGCGCCCGCGTCGTCCTCCGCGATAGTGCGCGACGCGCATCGCTCTTTCGCGCCGCCATGTGCTCGCGCCGTCTTCCGCGACAGGGCGCGACGCGCGTCGCTCTTTCGCGCTGCTGTGCGCCTGCGCCGTTTTCCGCGACAGCGCATGCCGCGCGTCACTCTTTCGCGCCGCCGTGAGTCCGCGTCGCCGTGAGTCCGCGTCGTCCTCCGCGACCGCGTGCCACGTATCGCTCTTTCGCGCCGCCGTGTGCTCGCGCCGTCTTCCGCGACAGCGCGTGCCGCGCGTCGCTCTTTCGCGCTGCTGTGCGCCCGCGAGGTCTTCTGCAACAGCGCATGCCGCGCGTCGCTCTTTCGCGCTGCTGTGCGCCCGCGAGGTCTTCTGCAACAGTGCGTGCCGCGCGTCGCTCCTTCGCACTGCCGCGCGCCGCGGGAACGCGGGTCAGGCGGTGTCCGGTTTCACGTAGTCGCTTTTGATCCACAGGCAGCGCCCGCCGCGGAGGACGGGCGTCCAGCTGTCGGGGACGGCGGGGACGAGGCGGGCGCCTTTTTTGACCGTATCCGCGATGGCGTAGGACGTGCCGGGGCCCTCGCGCAGGCGAACGCTGGAGCCGGTCACGGTCAGCGTCGCGCCCTCGTCCGGGTCGCCGTATTCGAAGTAGCGATCCATCCAGCCCCACCACGATGGCCTGCGCGCGAGCAGCCGCGTGTTCACCACGCCGTACAGCACGCCGCGCGCCTCCACCATGTGCCAGTCGCCCTCGGGACGCGCTTCGTCCACCGGACGCGTGAGGAACGCCACATGGGTGATCTTCGCGGCGCTCGTGCCCCAGAACACCGCCGCGCCCGGCACGCGCCGCTCCGGCGGAATCAGCCCGCGCCCCTTTGCGCCGCACCACGCGGCGTAGTTGTCCCGCGCGCGCACGTTGACGCGCTTCCCGGTTTTGTCGGCGTAATACCCCTCCGCCAGCCCGTTGCAGTCCCACACGCGCTCGGCGTGCGCCCGCCAGTACAGCGCCTTTTCGTATTGCCGCCCGCTGTACTGGGAAAACCACCGGCTCGACAGCCGCCCGGGCGCCTGCCCCGTCGCGCCCATGATGTACCCGTCCTTCTTCGCCGCGCGCTCCTCAAGAAAAGCCGCGAACGCCTTCGCGCTTACCTTCGTCATGCAAATCCCTCCCATAATTGGAAACGCGTGTTTGGGGGAACGGCAAGCCGCCCGTCGAGCCCTCCCATAATTGGAAGCGTGCGTTCGGGAATGTGGCAAGCCGCCCGCCGCGCCCGCGCGATTCAGAAAACGCGGTGAACGCCCGCGCATCCGCTGCGCCCTCCCATAATTGAAAGCGCGCGTTCGGGAACACGGCAAGCCGCCCCCGACGCGCCCGCGCCCTTCTCATTCCTCCCGCGCCCGATAGGCGCACGCCAGCGAGATGAACGCGGTGGCGGGCATTTCGCCGCCGGAGTCGTTGCGCAGGCGTATGCCGCCGTCCTTCTGAATGGTCAGGCGCACGAGTCCCTCGTCGGTGGGCACGGCCAGCGCCGTTCGAACCGGCGGCCGGTAGATTTCGTCTGCCAGCCCAATGTCCAGCACTTTGCGGTCGGCCAGCGCCTTATTGAGCTTCACCGCGCCGCGCAGGAATACCGTGCCGTGCGCCCGGCCGATCATCGGCGCGTCGTCATCGCTCCACGAAGTCACGCCCGTCAGCGCCAGCGGAACCCATTTGAGCGGCGCTTCCAAATCCTTTACGCGCGTTTTCAGCGCCTTCGTTTCGCCAAGGCTCGCCGACAGGAAGCTTTCGGAAAAGTTGTCCTCGTCCAGATGGGAAAACAGGTATCTCAGCTGCTCGTTCAGCTGATACAGCCACGAATGAATCTGCCTGAGCGTCCTGCCCGGGTTGTTCTCGCGGTATTCGGGCAATTTGATCTGCATCACACGTCACTCCCCGCCTCATAGCTTTCCGACAGCGCCATAATCGCGCACGCGCCGCTGCCCTCGATTTTCAGATAAAACGACGAGCTTCGCCCCGGCGGCGCGGGCATGGAAACGGTTTTCTCCGCGCAGGCGGCGCTCGTCTGATACAGAAGCCGCCACGCGTCGTCCGTCTCCAGCCGCGCCCACACCTTGAGGAAGCCGCTTTCGAGCCGGTAGCGCAGGTTCAAGCGCGTCAGATGCTGCCTTTCCGGCATGTCCAGCGACACCGGACCCGTCTCGGCGCTCCACGCGAAGCCGGTTTCCTGCAAGCACAGCCGCGTGGCGATGACCTTCGCCGGGTCGTACCACAGCCCGCTGCCCCGGATGGAGTGGATGAACCCGTTCTCGCAGGCGAAATATAAATCGCTGCCCGTCCCGGCGAAGAAGCGCACCGGCTCGGCCGCTTCCTTCTGCCACGTGCCGGTCTGCGTGTCGTAGACCCACAGCGCGTGGGTGTTCGCGGGCAGCTCGCGCATGGAAACGTAGTAGCGCCCGTCCAGCGCCCCGGCGCGCGCGTTCTGAAACCGCGCGTCTCCCAGCGCCCGGGAGATGCACACCGGCGTCGCGCCGTCGTAGGCGTAAATGCCGTTCACGCCTTTGTAAAACAGTGTGCTGTCCGAAAACGCCAGCGACCGCGCGCCGCCCTTCTCCACGCCCGGCATCTGCGAGGATACCAGCTGGAAATTGGAGGGCTTCGTTCCGAACAGCTTGACGATTTCCTCCTCCTTAAACAGCATCACGCTGCCCAGATACGCGCTCATGCCGGTAAACGCGCCCGGCGACGGCACCACGGCGGCGTAGGAATCGGTGGAAATGCCCTCGAACGCGTTCCAGTTCGTGGGGTCGCCCAGCTTGCACGCGTACACCGTGTGCGCCGCGTTCGACACGCCCCACACGCGGTTGCCGTAGGCGCAGATGAAATCCAGATCGGGTGCTTCACGCGAAAGCGTTACTTCGCCCGCCGCCGTTTCGCCCTCTCCGGCCAGCGCCAGAATCACCACGAAGTCGTCCGAGACCGTCTGTAAAATGAATGTGCCGTTCAGCTCCTCCGACGTAAAGCCCGAAATCCGTACCGCGTCGCCCGCCCGGAAGCCCGCGCCGATGCCGGCCGCCGCCAGCTTCGCATAGCTCGTCGCGGAAGCCGCGCTGCCGTCGGCGTGCGACGCGCTCGCGCTCGCGCCCGTCACGGTCACAAGGTTGTCCAAGGATGTCAGCGAAAGCGTCCGCGTGTTCAACAGCTTTTTGTCCGGATAGATTACCACGTTCGCGCCCATCGACGCGAACTGCTTTTCGCCCGCCGTCAGCGCGCCCACCTCGTCGTCACCGTAATACAGCGCCGTGCCGTCCAGCCACAGCATGCGGTCGTGGCTGTACATGGCGGTAACGCCCGCGCAGTCGTTGATCACCCTGCGCTGCGCCCGCGTGGACAGCGCCGGGTACTGGGCGGAGGTCAGGTTCACCGCGTCCGCGAAATAGCCCTCCGGCGCGCGCCCCGCGCGCCATATGCCCTTGAACGCGTTCACCGTGTGCGTTTTCACGCGCGCCGCGCGAAGAATCGGCTGCATGCGCTCATCCCTCCTTCTATACGCCGCCCACGCGCCCGGCTGTCCGCAGCGGGTGCGTGCGGTTGATGAAATTGGCGTAGTTCATCCACGCCGTGTTGAACAGCACCGCGGAATTGTTGAACCGCGTCGTCTCGCCGCTCAGGTAGTCGATGCGCATGAACAGCCAGTAGGTGTAAAGGTAGTCGTAGGGAACCTCCGCCAGCAGCGCTTTGTTCGCGTCGGTCTGCCAGTGGTAGTCCGGCGGCGCGCCCGCGTCCACACCCTCGCGCCCCAAGAGAATCTCGTTTCGGATTCGCCCGTCCAGCTCGCTCAGCCAGCGCGTCTTTTCCTCCTTCGAATACAGGTTCGGCCGCATCTCGTCCGCGATTTCAATGGCATACGTGATCGTCATAAAGCCCCTCCCGTCCTCGCCGAAGGGGGCCGGAGGAACGCGCCCCCGACCCCCGCGGCCCGCGGCCTACACCGCCTTGCTCAGCCTGTCCATGTAGCTTCGTTCCGCGCGCTCCATGCGCAGGGCGGCGTTTTCATCCTCGCGCTGGCTGGATTCCAGCACCTCGGCGATGTACTCCGGCACCGCCACGGTCACGCCGCGCTGAATCAGATAGCTTTCGCCGTTCACGGACACAAACACGTCCCCGGCGTAATTGCGGTTGTCCTTGAAAAGACGAATGTTCACGAGCTTCGGCATTTTTTCCTTCCTCCTTCTCAGTTCGCGGCGGCGTTCGGCGCGTAGGACGACGCGCTTTCGATGCGCACCATGTACGGCTCCACCAGCCGCCTGGCGCACTTCGTCGCCTTCCAGCCCACGGACGAGCGCTGGTTCAGCGGGTCGTCGCCGTAGCCCAGCTGCTTCACGATGTGCTCAAGCCCGCCGTTTTCCAGCTCCGTCACCGCGTAGGCGTGCGCGCCCAGCACGATGGTGGCGAACACCGAAATGCCGTTCGCGCCGCCGCCGGAGGGGTAAATCACGTCGTTCGCCGCGGGCGCGGAGGACGGCGCGGCGGCGAGGAACAGCTTTTTGCCGCTGGTCTCCACGCCCTTGATCACCGCCTTCTGTCCCTTGATCAGCACCTCGCGCCCCACCAGCTTCGCTGCCGACGCGCCGTCCAGCGCCTCCTTCACCACCGCCATGTACGCCGAAACCTCGCCGTGCGTCGCGGAGGACTCCGACGCGCTGCCGTTGTACGAGGCCACCGTCAGGCTGTACGCGCCCGCGGTCAGGTTCGCGCCGCGGAAGATCTTCGCCTCCGTGCTCTCCACAAACCGCACGCCCGCCAGCTTGCCGATTTCGCCGGCGTACAGGTTCTCGGGCGAGGCGTACTTGTGCGCGTCGATCCATTCCTGCGAGCGCATCAGGTCGTAGGCCACGTAAGGGTGAATGATCGCCACATACGCCTCGTCAATCGGCTCGGCGTTCATGCCCTTCAGCTGCGCGGCGGCGCGGAAGATCAAATCGCCGTCCAGCCTGCAGCTTTCGTCGATGGCGCTGCGCGAGGTCACGGCGGCAGTCGTTCCGTTCGCGTGCGACGGCGCGTAGATCACGTTCGTGCCGCCCGCCAGCACGTCGCGGGTGATGGAGTCCAGCGTGCGTCCCGCCTGCGCGCCCAGAAGCCGCGTCGCCTGCAGCACGTTGTTGTCCACCGCGCTCATTTCCAGCAGGTCGGACATCTGAATCCAGTCGCCGTACTGCATCACGGTCTCCTGCACGCTGGAAACGTTCAGGTCGTTGCCCGTGGGCGTCACGCCCTCGACAATCGGCGTGGTCGCCTTGGCCAGACTGTCGTACTTGCGAAACTCAATCGTCCTGCCGTTTCCGGCGGGAATGGGATACTTGTCGCCAAACTGGTCGTGCACCAGCTTGGGCTCGGCCAGATCGATCAGCCGCTTCTCGTAATAGGTCTTCATCTCCGCGGAAAGATCGTTTCCCGCGAGCTTGCTTTCGGTGGTATTGGTCGCAAACAGCTGAAGCAACATGCGCATGCGTTCCCTTCCTTTCTCAGTCGAAAAACACCTTTTCCCCGCGCGCGCAGCGCTTTTCAATTTCCTCGCGCTGCTTCCTCGTCATGTCCTTCACGCGCGGCGGCCCGATTCGCGTCGCGCCGCCGCCGTCCGCGCCGTTTTCCTGCGGACGGTTGAGCCGCGCGCGAATGTCGCCGATCGTCTTTTCCCGGGCGCGGCCGATGGCGTAGCGCATGGCGTTCGCCACGAGCGCGCGCCCGTCGACGACCTCATACGCCGTTTTCACATCCACCCCGGCGCGCAGAAGCGCCGTAAACCGGTCGTTCGCCAGCATCTTCGGCAGATCGAAGCCGGGATAGATTTCCTTCGCCATCCGCGCGTCCAGCTGCCAGCGGCGCGCAAGATCCGCCGCCGCCTTCTCCCGGGGATCCGCGTTTTCCCCGCCGTACCTCTTTTCAAGCAGCTGAAACAGCGGCTTCGCCCGCTCGGCCTGCGCCTCAAGCCGTTTCAGATCCCTGAACCGCCGGTCGATGATGCGCTGCACGCGCTCGTCAAACTCGGCCTTGTATTCGCCGCGAATCAGACCCTCAAACGCCTCGCGCCGGCCTGCCGCCTCCGCGTCCGCCGGAACCGTCTCCGCGGGCGCGCTCTCCGCCTCCGCGGGAGAGACAATCTGAGCTTCTTCCATCGGGAAGCCCTCCCTTCCTCGTCCGCGCGTGTGCACCGCGCGTACCCGTATGGTACAGAAAAAGCGCCCCGCGCCGCTACACGCCCGGGAAACATCAAAATTTATTGTAAACGTTTGCGTGAAAACAGGACAAATTGCACCTGAAAGCGTATAATAAACAGGATGATACGAAGGACGGCGTTTCCACGCCGCGGAAAGGACAACGAATATGCTTGAGAAAATCATCCGCATGCTGAGCGAATATACCGACGTTCCCGCCGACCAGATCAACGCGAGCTCCGATTTCGTGCTCGATCTTCATATCGACTCCGTGGACATGGTCGCCATGGTCATGACGCTGGAGGACGAGTTCGGCGTGCAGATTCCGGACGATAAGCTCGGCGACCTCCATACCGTCGGCGACGTCGTGCGCCTGCTGGAATCCCTGTGATCCCCAATACCCCCGCCCCCCGCACGCCGCCTGCCACCCCCGTAAGCGGCGTGCCTTTTGATGCAGACAACGCGCCC